AACCCTTTCGCTGGTATTATATCCGCTACACCCCTAAACACTAGGCGGTAATCGGGGAGCATTATGTAACCAAGTGGCTTGGCATCAGGGCATCTGTATTCCATTTGCCCCATATCAAGGTTGCTTCCATATGCTAAGTAAATCGGGTTGGTCATTGTAGTCTCCGTGGTTTATGCCGCCAACTGTGCGGCTCTGTTAGTCAAGTAAGTCTGCACCTCTGTAGAAATGCCGCGTGTCAAAGAGTCAGCTTCCACTGCTCCGAAATGCCCAGCAAACCAAGTCACAAAAGCATCGCTCAGTTCAGCGGTCTGATAAGCCTTGTTCCATTCAGTAGGGCAATCAACATAAAATGTTTCTAGTGTTTCCATAGTCAGCTTTTCAACGAAGTCGCCGTTTGCATCAAACAGCTTGTATCCATTGTTAGCAAACCGTAAGTCCCAACCTTGTGCGGCAACCTGTTCACGAATCTCACCGAAGGCAATCTTTTTCTTACGCTTGTAAGAAGTGGTCGCGCTTTCACTGAAATCTGTGCTGGCTTCACAAAACTCCATCAGGAATTTAATCCAGTTAGAAATTTTTGTGTAATCAGTCGTGCCGCTATGCTGGCGAAACTCAATCGTGCCATACCGTGAAAGGCACTGAAGGTTTACTTTGTAATAGCGTCCCGCAAGGTTAGCCATTCTTTCAAGAGAGCCTTGATGGCTGGCAACGTCACGGAGAGGGTAACGGTCGCCAGCAATGCTGGAACACCAACGGCTGTTATTAGCCTTGCGGGAATTAGGCATGAAGCGGTCAATTAATGTCTCATATTGAGCATAACGCTTCACAATATTTTTTATCTGTTGCACTTGCATATCCGCCCATGAAAGGTGAACGTGCAATCCACACCGAACATCAACTGTAACGCCAGCAATGCTGTTCAGTGCATCTAAAACTTTTTCCAACTCAATGAAACCAGCAACGCCATCAAGAACAGGGCTTACAAGTTCGCCGCCGAAACCATCGCCGCTTGAGTAATTACGATGCTCAGTAACAGTAGCATCGGTTGTAATCTTCCAATGGTTACGAGTCACATGGTTATAGCCCTCGCGCACAACTTGAATATTTGTGCCAGCAAGAATGGCTTGCATCTCTGTTTCTACAGTCCGCAACTCTGCACCTGTAAATTCAATCTCAACACCGAATTTGAAGTTATTATAAATGGTCATTTTTCTCTCCGTGGTTCGCGGGGTTCCAGCCCCTCTACCTGATTATAATGGCATAGCTGTTTACTAATGTCAACAACATTAACAAAGAAAGTGTATTTTTATTTTCAATGAAAACAATCACTTATAATTTTTTTTGATTTTTTTATTCATCTTGGAATATCCATGCCTCGATTTCTTCATCAGTCATGGAATCAAAGTCTGGTTCTGGACGCACTCTTGGTTTGAGGATTCTTTTGCCGCGCTTGTTGAATTTTTTGCGCTTCTCTTTTGGTTTTGTCTTTGGTTTTGGTTTTGGCAAATCTGGCAAGACGTACATTGTTTCAAGAGTGATGAATTGGAAATTACAATCCAGACATTCTCGCTTCCGTGTTTTACCATCGCTTATATCCCGCACTTTTAACGGCAGGACTTTGGTTGTGAATGATTTGCATTGCGGACAAGCTAACATATTCTTGAATTTCTATTCTATGATGTTATTGTATATCTAACCCCAAAATGGGATATAGAGCAATACCATCAGGTAAGGAATACCATGTCAGATACAAAATGGGCGGCTGATAAAGTAGAGCGTAGAGGTATTTCTGAGCTTATACCTTACGATAGAAACGCCAAGCTACATCCAGATTCACAAATTGACCAGCTTGCTAATAGCATCCGAGAGTGGGGCTGGACTATACCAATCCTTATTGATGAGAATGATACCGTATTGGCGGGTCATGGTAGATTATATGCCGCCCAGCAACTTGGGTTGACTGATGTTCCGTGTATGGTTGCGGAAGGCTGGTCAGAAGATAAGAAGAAAGCATACATCATTGCTGATAACAAATTAGCTGAAAAAGGCGGGTGGGATAACGCTTTGCTGTATTCAGAGCTAAAACAGATAAATGATAGTAGCTTTGATTTATCTCTCATGGGTATGGAAGATGAATTTGATTTAATGGATTTTAGCCCAAACCTTGAGCCTACAACAAGCTATGATGAGGTGACAGAGAGCGACATTAGCAAAGCTGGCAACGATATAGATTCATCATTTTCTGAAAGAGGACTGGATAGTTCAAAGAAGGGGCATGAGGTTATCTGTCCACATTGCGCTAATTCTTTTCGGTTTGAAGGAATGTAATGAAATTCTATCTTGACCAAAATGTTTATGATGCGGCTGTTGAGCGTATAGAATATTTATTTGATGAATTTGATGAGGTAATTGTTTCATTTTCTGGCGGGAAAGATAGCACCGTTGTTCTGAACCTTTGTTTGGATGTTGCGGAATCAAAGGGTAAGCTACCTGTCAAAGTCATGTTTGTTGACCAAGAGGCAGAGTGGAACGCTGTTATAGAATACGTCCGCAGGGTTATGAGCGACCCAAGAGTAGAGCCGCAGTGGTTACAAGTGCCAATCAAGTTATTCAATGCGGCATCTATGGAATCTTCTTGGTTGCATTGCTGGGCAGAGGGCGAAGAATGGATGCGTCCCAAAGAACCAAACAGTATTCACGAAAATGTCTATGGCACAGACAGGTTTACAACATTATTCACAAAATATCTGACTCACACGTTTCCTGACAAAACCATTGCCAATGTTGGGGGAGTCAGGGCAGAGGAATCACCTAACCGCAGGGCGGGGCTTACCACAGGGCAAACGTACAAGCATATAACTTGGGGCAAGAGGGAATCAGAACGGTTAGGTCACTACACATTTTATCCGATTTATGATTGGAGCTACAAAGATGTTTGGAAATCTATCCATGACAACAAGTGGGATTACTGCACAATTTACAACGAATTTTGGCGGCATGGCATACAGCCAATCAAAATGAGGGTATCAAACCTCCACCATGAAACCGCTATTGACCAATTATTCTATTTGCATGAGATGGAAGTAGATACTTGGAACGCCTTGACCAAACGGTTGGGCGGGATAAATCAGACAAAGCATATGTCCAAGAAGGATATGTTTTCGATAAAATCTTTGCCGTGGATGTTCTCTGATTGGGTAGAGTACAGAGATTACTTGGTTGATAACCTTATTCAGACTGAAGAACGCAGGGATATATTCCGCAAAGAATTTAAGAAAATGGATGAAAAGTTTGCAAACATGGCGTTACCAGAGGAGCGTCATAAGAGTGAGGTGCTTTGCATCCTAGCGAATGATTGGCACTTTACGAAACTACAAAACTTTCTTGGTAGGCCAGAAACTATCAATTTCCTAAAACTACAAAGAGGGCAGAAGATTGATTGGAACAGGCCAGAGAGAGATTTACGTTATATCAAGCCAGAACACAGAGGCGTAGCATGAGCAAGAATCACCCAATAAGCAATGTCATGTGGATGCCGATAGATAAGGTAGAGCCAAACGATTATAACCCGAACTCTGTGGCTGGTCAGGAAATGAAGCTCCTTTACACCAGTATTAAGCATGATGGGTACACACAGCCAATCGTAACAATTTATGATGAAGAAAAAGATAAATACATAATTGTTGATGGCTTCCACAGATACTTTACCTGTAAAAACAACAAAGACATCTATGAAAGCACAGATGGATGTGTTCCCATTGTGGTCATTGAAAAAGATATAAATGAACGCATGGCGGCTACAGTAAGGCACAACAGAGCTAGAGGCGCACACTCGGTATCAGGTATGTCAAACATGGTGTTTAATATGCTTGATAATGGTTGGGCGGATGCAGATGTATGTAACCACTTAGGGATGGAGCCTGATGAGCTACTCCGATTGAAACACATTACAGGTTTCTCTAAACTGTTTGCTAATGCAGAATATAACAAAGCATGGGTGAGTAAGCATCAAATCTTGCTGAAGAAGCAAATGGAAGATGAGACAAACTGAGATAAAGTGATAACGGACAATGCCAAAAAAACTTACAGAAGAAATTTCAAGAGTGATTCGGGATGAGTTTATTCATGGCGTGACCAACCCACAGGGGGAGCGTCAATACCCATCACTGGATATGCTTGTCAAAAAACATGATGTGGCAAGGGCAACGCTTTTCCGCAGGGCTGATAAAGAGGGTTGGCAAATTGAGAAAAACCGCATCCATACTGAGTTAGAGCAAAGATTAGATGCAGAACGACTTGAGAGGATGCTTGAGCAAGGCAAGGTGTTGGATGATAGAGCCTTAACAATCGCACAGGGTATGTTGCGGAAGGTGGCAACACGGATGCAAAAAGGTTTTAAGGATGAGGAAGCAAACCCCGAATTTGGCGGGTTAGACGTTGATACTATCCGAGAATTGTCTCAAATCGCGATTAACGCACAAAAAATAGGAAAATTAGCTTTAGGTCAAGCACAGGAAATAAGCAAGGTTAGTGCAGATGTTAGCAACCCAGAAGCCTTCCGAGAGGTTATGGAACAACTTGACGAAATTGCGGAGGCAAGGTCATCTCGCTACAAGCACACTCTACAATGAGTGGCAAGCGACAGCCAGAGATTCGCAATTAACGCCGCCCACAAGCCAATATGGTGATTATTCTATATGGCTTATCTTAGCTGGTCGTGGGTGGGGCAAAACCCGCACAGGGGCTATGGATGTTATTCTTTACGCACTTAGAAACCCAGAGGTTCAAATCGCTGTTGTCACGCCGACCTTTGGCGATATTAGACGAGTAGCGTTTGGCGGTGTATCTGGCATACTAAAGAACCTACCGCCTGAGTGCATGATGCATGGTCGAGGCAGGGGTTATAACGCATCAGCATCAGAGATTACTCTCTACAATGGCTCAAAGATAATGGGCTTTTCAGCTACAGAGCCAGACCGTTTGCGTGGTCCACAGTTCCACAGAGCGTGGTGTGATGAGCTTGCGGCGTGGCAATACCCAGATACATTTGACCAGCTTATGTTCGGCTTACGTTTAGGGCAAAACCCGCAGTGCGTTATCACTACAACCCCAAAGCCTACACCCCTTATCCGTGGTCTTATGAAGCGGACAAACATTGTTATCACAAGGGGAAGCACGTTTGAAAATTCTGATAATCTTGCACCAGCCGCCCTTGAGCAGTTAAGGGAGAAATATGAGAATACACGGCTTGGCAGACAAGAGCTTTATGCAGAGGTTCTTGATGATTATGAAGGCGCATTGTGGTCTTTCTCTATGATTGAATCCACACGCAAAACCCCAGAAGAAACCCCAGAAATGCAAAGAATTGTGGTCGCTATTGACCCCGCAGTCACCAGCAATGATGACAGTGATGAGACAGGTATGATTGTTGCTGGTCAAGGTGTTGACGGAAGATACTATGTTCTTGAGGATATTTCTGGTAAGATGACACCAGATGGGTGGGGTCGCTTGGCAGTCGATATGTACTACAAGTATCAGGCAGACCGCATCGTTGCAGAAGTCAATAATGGTGGCGATTTGGTGGAACGTCTGATAAGAACAGTAGACAATAACGTACCATATACGCCAGTACACGCCGCTAGGGGGAAGATGGTCAGGGCTGAACCCATTGCGGCATTATATGAGCAGAAAAAAGTATCCCATGTGGGATTGTTCAACGAATTAGAAGAACAGCTTTGTTCATATTCAGGCGGCAACAGAAAATCCCCTGACAGGTTAGATGCCTTAGTTTGGGCTATTACAGAGTTAAGCCAATCCAGTGGGACGGCGTTTTGGAGAATAAGCTAATGGGCATCGCGGATTATTTCAAAGGGCTATTTTCAGCTACAATAGAGACCAAAGAAGCACCACAGGTGCTAATGAATTATGTTTCATCCACACACTATCGCAAGGATGACTTTCAAAGTTACTCAAAAGAGGGATACCAAGAGAACGCAATCGTATTTAGATGCGTCAATGAAATCGCCAACGGTGCGGCGGCAATCCCCTTCAAAGCCTATCAAGGCGATATTGAATTAGAAGAACACCCAATACTGAGCCTATTAGCTAGACCAAACCCATTAATGGCGGGTGTTGAGTATTTCCAAGCCCTTTACAGCTACCTATTGCTTTCTGGTAACTCATACGCAATCCGCACAGACATAAGCGGTATGCCCAGAGAATTGCATCTGTTACGCCCAGATAGGATGAAAGTAAGACCAAGCAAAACCAGCATCCCAGAGGGCTATGACTATATGCTCAACGGCAGGGTTGTTAAATCATATGATGCAGACCCGCTTACAGGCATGAGTGAAGTCAAACATCTAAAGATGTTCCACCCGCTTGATGATTACTATGGAATGTCCCCATTGGGTGCGGCGGCTATTGATATTGATAACCACAACGCCATCAACAAGCACAACATCAGCTTGCTCAACAATGGTGCGCGGCCATCAGGTGCAATCGTGTTTAAGCCTATGAATGACCGTGGCGTTCCTATGCAGTTATCAGATGCACAGCGCAAACAGCTTTCAGATGATGTGGATGCCAAGTTTAGTGGTCCAACAAATGCGGGTCGGCCTTTATTGCTTGAGGGTGATTTTGATTGGCGTGAGATGGGGTTATCGCCAAAGGATATGGACTTCTTGCAACAAAAGCACATGGCGGCAAAAGATATTGCGCTTTGCTTTGGTGTTCCTAGCCAGCTTATCGGTATCCCAGATAGTCAAACATATGCCAACGTACAGGAAGCGCGGCTTGCTCTGTATGAGGAAACCATTATCCCATTGGCGATGCGGGTATGCTCTGACCTGAATGAATGGCTTGCGCCAGCTTTCGGTGATGACATCAGCATCAAGTATGATTATGAGCAAATCCCAGCCATGACAGAACGCCGCCGCCGTGTTTATGAAAATGTGGTAGCCGCAGTCCGTGAGGGCATCATTTCTCGTAACGAGGCAAGAGAACGTCTTGGTCTTGAGCCAATTACAGGGGGTGATGATGTCTATATCGCGGCTAATCTTTTTCCTTTGGGAAGCGCAGAGACCGCGCCAGCCGAAGGCGCAGAAGCAGAGGAGGACGGTAAAAATGCTTATGGCGAAGATTACTTTGTTGATAGTGGATATAAGAGTGAAATTGAAAAAGATGTATTCACAACTGAAGAAGAAGCTGAAGAACGTGCGGAAGAAATAGGTTGCTCTGGCACACACAGTCATGAGACAGATGATGGCACAATCTTCATGCCTTGTTCCTCTCACGCAGATTATGAGCGTTTGACAGGTGATGAGCTAGAAAACCCAAAGCAAGACCCACGGTTCGGTGAAGGTCGTGATGTGTTTGATACAGCGCGGGAAGCGAGAGCAAGGGCAGAGGAGTTAGGTTGCGAGGGTTCGCACAGTGTCCGTAGTCCAGATGGCACATACCACATTCCATGCAGAAGCCACTCAATCTATATGCGTATCACTGGTCAAAACAAGGCGGGGGACTATGGCGATGATGCGAAGGCGGAATCAGATGTTGACACAAAACCTACTGACGAAATGGCGAAAGAGGCCGCAAGAGGACTTGAAATGCGGCGAGAGTTTGGCAGGGGTGGAACGCAAGTCGGTGTTGCAAGAGCAAACCAGCTTGTCGCCAAAGAAAGGCTATCACCAAGAACAGTAAGACGTATGCACAGTTTCTTTAGTCGCCATGA